CCGATGAGCCGATAGATGTCGTACCATGCATCGTCGAACATGGAGGCATAATAAGGTATCGGATAATACTGATAACCAGGAGTAGGAATGCGCGACACGATGGCGAACTTGCAGTCATGGCCTATCTTAGGTGCAGGATGTCTCTCGCCTGTATAGATGTCCGGCCCCTTGCCCATGCGTGCCAAGAGGTCGCCCAGCGGGTCGTTGATATCAAGCAGCGGGATGGCCTCTGCCTTGATGGGTGACAGCGACTTGCGGAAGTCGCCATAGAAGATATGCTCGATGAGACCGGTCTTCTCGTTGGGGCGCTCGAAACGGCAGTATGACACATCCTTGTGTCGCATCTGCAGTATCTTGGAGTGGTCACGTGAGAGGATAATGACGGTGACGTTCCAGAAGAAGAACTTCATGTCTGTGGCCTGCTCCATGAATATCTCATGCACGCTGTTGCGCAGACAGAAGTCACGTATCTCAGCATCATCGGTGTCCTTGCCTGTCGCACGATCAACGAAACGTACCCCCTGTCCATAACAGCACTGCACGTTGAATGCCTGCGCCCGTTGCGCAATCATATTCATACGCAGGAGACGCTGCAGCTCATAAGGCATGTCATTGTCATCGCCATAGTTGATATACATATAGTCTCGCTCATTGACGGTGATAGGCGAATAGATGGCATCACCCACTTCGCCTGATCCGAGGAAATGGGTGTCTCTGCCATACTGCTGCTCGATGGCAGCCTGGTTGGTGGTAGAACCTCCAACCGCAGTGGTCGGCATGAGCATATATCGCTCACTGTCACCATGCGCCCCGACCTGCTGCATGGAATATTTCTGTTTGCTCATAGATATACTGGTAAACCTAAAAATTCATAAATAAAAACGTCGGGCAGAGTATGCACCTCGCCTGTGGCTGGATGCATGAGGCGGTGGAAGCCTCCACGCCAGCTGCCACCCGACACGAGCCATCCGTCATAATTGACGGTTCTGCCGTCGGTGGTCCATGCCCGAAGCTTGATGGTGGCATGATCGTCCTTGGCCTTGTCCATCATCTTCAGAACCTCATTGATATGGAAAGCTGCTCTCTTCATCAGTTGAATGTGTTGTCGAATGTGTTGTCGAATATGCGGCCTGCACGGTGCATGTCCAGGACATTGTGCTGGCGCTGCGAGTAAGCATAGCTGAAGGTGAAGCGAGGAATGGTCTCGAGCAGGTTGTCATTGTCGCTCTTGGAGTCGGAAATGGTGACCTGCTTGCCGACGGCAGCCTCTCCACCATAGATATTGACGATATAGACCTCATCGGAACGGAAGAGGTCGTCAGCCCAGTTGGCCATGGCTGTTGTCAGCGGTCCTGTGTCTGCCTTGAAGATGCGCTTCTCTGTGATGCGGTAGTTGATGTTCTTGCCCCCGATGACTGCTGAGTCACGGGTGTATTCAGGAGCCACTTCATGTTTGCCTGTGCAGTAAATGAGTTCCTGGCACCCGAAGGAGTTGCTGAAGAGGAGTATCGGAGCGCAGTCGGGCTGTTCCTGGTCGATGATGAACGTCTGAAGGCGCTCCCCTGCCTTGACGTCAAAGTATGACAGCACCTTGTCTCTGACCGAGAACTTGGAAGGTGAGACGTCGATGGTGGTGTATTTGGCATTGCCACCCACCACCTCTGCTGTGAAGAGCTGCTTGGTGCCGTCAGTGAAGTATGCCGTGACGGAGGCAGTGTCGGTACCGAGATAATGCAGATATTCCAGTCTGCCAAGTGAGGTTGTCTTGGCATCCTGCAGCAAGGTGAGGAAATGCGTGTCCGTGAACTCCTGGCAGTCGATATCTGGAATGTCCACGGTGGCATAGAGGACACGGAGATTGATAGTCTTCTTGTCGCTCTGCGTCACCTCATCGGTCTCTACACCTGTAGAGACTTTCTGCTCCGTGATGGTGATGACAGAGTCAACGATGAGCTGCTGTCTGGCATAAGGCCGATAGATGTCTGTGAGGTCCGACAGCTGTATCTCTCCATCGGCAGGATAGAGAAACTCATCATAGACGGTGGAATCGCCTATTTTGATAGTGACGAGCACACGGCTCATAGATGTGAGGATGTCGAGGTCACGGATGTTCTCAAGGAAACATGTGCCCGACGGAGCTGATTTGATGGTCATATTATCTTTTTTGATGCAAAGATAATATGGAGGGTATGGACATAAAAATACGGAGAGCGACACTCACGCGCCACTCTCCGCTCATCATTCAAAAATTTTAAGTTGCCACAAAAGTAGCAAAAAAAATCAAAAATAAACGATTATTATGAGAAAATCATCAAATGTCCACCAATTTTTCCCAGATAGCCCATGCTATCGTGCCATCTGGCTGCGTTGCGACCACATATTCATGCTGCTGCATATATGTGACAATGTCGGAGAAGTCGATGACCACCATAGTAGCCAAGTCTGCGGCTATCTCCTCTGTCGTCTTGAAAGACTTCTTGTATGGTCGCCCATCCTCGTCCTTGGCAGGGAGTGATGAACGGAATTTGAAATAAGCGTCAAGCATTATTCTTGATTGTGAATTATTTGTCTCTGGCATAATTATACGAAATTAATGGTTTGTAACTCTTCTGCTGCCTCACCACATTGATGACGCAGCGCCACTCTCTCTGCTGCAAGGTCGTGGATCATCATCCAGTAATAGATGCATGATGCCCACCGACTATATTTGTCTCGCTGGCGTGAGATGCTGGTCAGCTCTCGCTCCAAGCGCTGCACGATGTTTCTCTGCGTGTCTCTCACTCTGTCGCGACGGCAAAGCTTCAACTCTATCACAGCCCGCTCCTTGAGCCCCCACAGGTCAACGAAATCACGGTCAAGCTCCCAGTATCTCTCCACAAGACGCAGATGAATGCGTCTGCGTCTTGCGTCGAGAGAAGCAACGGTGAGCTGCTTATTCTTCCTTATCGCCATCGTCGCCTCCTTTCTTGTCTTCTTTTGTCCAACCTGGGTGCAGGAGTCCTTTGACTGCTTCATCATCCGTAAACACCTCACGCGAATCTCTAAAGCGCTCGAAGATGTTGTGGCGCTCGATCTGGATTTTCTCATTCTCAGTGGCCCAGTAGTTCTTGGCTGAAGCCTTGGCTGCTGCGTATATGCGTCCTGAATTGTGACGGTCATTTTGCAGAGCGCTAATATAAATCTCGAATTTCTCTTTGGCTTCCTCATACGCTTTTCTTGCTTTATCGAGCTCTCTTTTTTCAAAATGTTCCAGTGAGAGCCACCCAGCCATGGCTTTATCGTATTTATCCTGTGCTTTGGCCATTCGCTGAGCGTATTCTAAGCGAAGATCATTCAGTTTTTTCGTGTTGGCAGCAAGAAGCTCATGAAACTTCTCGGTGATGAGGTTGTCGGTCTGTAACTCTATGTTTTTATTATTGTCTTTCATCTTTTGCTAAATTTTAATGTGATATATAACGAAAGCACTTGCTCACATATAATACTCCCTGTCGTATGCGATATGGTCAAGCACACGTTGCAGTCGGTCAAGTTGTGAACTATCAAGCACTCGTATGGCATTGATGGTTATTATCTGTGATGCTATTCTGCAATGCTCACAATTACGCTCCGACATTGTTCCATCACCATCTGCAAAAACCGAATGTAGATAGGCATTGACGGCTTCCGTCTGTTCATGGCTTGGGTATGCAGCAGGATAATGGTCGGAAATGTAGTCCACCATATTGCTGACAGCATTAGCCAACAGAGGTTCACGCTTCAGGAGTCGATTAACAAGCTCGTCTTTCGTCATTTTACTAAATTCTTTTTGTGTGATATATTATTTCTTGTCTTCCTCTACCGAGCGCCAGTATAGGGCGAAGGTGTTGCACTCCTCGAAGCAATCGGCATCGCTATCCTCAGTCCAGATAAAGGGGATGCCACCATCATAGCGCATTCCGTCTGCCAGCATTACGCTCTCGTGGCATACACCGGGCGTGCGGGGGTCGTGGAATCTCACCTTGGCTCCCTTCTTGAAGCCATCTGCCACCTTCAGGAACTCCTTCGACTTGTAGATATACATCGTGTTGTCGAATATCCAGTACAGAAGCAGCCCGCTATGCGTCATGTGGCATATTCGCTTGCTCAGTTCAAGACCTTCCTTGTAGGAGATGGATTCGCCATGCTCGGTACCGACCATCGTCAACGTGGTGTCGGGATAGAATATCTGATATTCTTTCAGGCGTTTCGCTACCATCTCTGATATTTCTTTCTTATTCATAGCTACATCACCTCCCCTCCGTATAAGTATCCGCTGACTGCCACGATAGCCATGAGCGCCACGATACCGAGCATGGCTATGACCACCTCGCCGTAGGTCACCTCCTCATCGCAGAGGATGCTGAAGGTCTCGCTCTTGGTCTTGCTGAGTCGCTTGAGCTCGCGCTTGGTTGCACACTTGAGGGTCTTGAGCCCCTCGTTCACTGGGATGCCTGCAGGCTTGGCCTGTATCGCATCCTGAATCAAAATAGAATTCTGCATATTGCATCATCTTGTAAGCATTAACAGCCGATTGTACAAAAGGGTGGCGGCTGCATTCCCCGTTGCTTA